GTAATTTTTACTTCGTCTGACATACACTTAATTGCGGCGAGAACCCACGAGGCGCATATAGCGGTCGCGACCATACTTAATCAAATCATCGATAAATAAAATTCTGTATGTCTGGTTGTCATACGTTATGGTACAGTCTTCGTCTACATCGTCGCGATACCGAATTATGAAATCCAATTGCGCCACGTCATGTAAAATTCCTCCGGTGTCCTCTTGAGTTCCGGTCTTATTATCCACTTTCGCCCAAAGCGACGATGTATAGAAATTGTACTCCGATTGTCCGTATACATCTACCACCGCCGAGCCTGACGGTATGGTTAGAGTGATGTGTCGATTGAATAATCCTGCGTTCATGGCCAATTACAAAGTGGAGAGTTCATCCAGCCATATTCGGAACTGAATGGATTGTTGTGTCTCGGTGGATCAAATCCGGGCGTTACAATTTTGTACGGACTCAATAGTGCTTCCACTGAGAAATCTAGCTTTGTGGCAGAAGCTCCTATGACTTGCGGCTGGCGGTTTTCGTACCATTGTGATACAAGCATAATTTGCGCCGCAGCTACACCCGCAGGGACCGTAGTAGAGCCACTAGCAACCGTATACGAAATTGGGCCGCTGTAATATTGGTCGAAGAATGCATATGTGATCCCGCTGTCTCCCCACTGGTGGCGTGATCCTGTGCTTAGATTGGTTACATCGGCTGCTGTAACAAAAATATCGCCCGATGCAGATGCCACAGACATGGTGACTGCCGTTTCAACAAAGAACCTGTTGCACTCAGCACATACTTGCTCGTAGCTCGCGGACACCAGTGCACTTATCAGAGTATCCTCGTCTGTTGCATCGTCGGATATGCGCAGATATTGCCTCGCTTGTTGTAATGTGACACCGTAGACGCCATACGTATTAGTTACTATCTTCATATTCTATAAATAGAGTCTTGGTACCAAAAACAGTCTTTTAACGGCAATGAGTGTGCATGAACTACCCACCCGCTAAAGCAGGTGGGTTTCCGCTCCAACCAATTGCCCATTATTTCTAATGGGTCTTACATCAGGACAAGCGACTAACCTCGTAGTTCCTACGATTAAATTACTTCCTTGTTTAAGGATATTCAGTGAGGCATTAAAATCTCTATCCAAGTTTTCTTGGCATCGTGGGCATTCCCATTCTCGTTGGTCTAATGTTAGACCTTCGTTAATGTATCCACAATGATTACAGGTTTTAGAGGATGGGAAGTATCGGTCAATCTTAACGACCTTTCTTCCATACCAACCTGCCTTATAGGTTATCTGTCTCACAAGTTCTCCCCAAGAAGCATCTCCAATGGATTTAGATAGGCAATGATTAGACATCATATTCTTCACAGACAAATCTTCCATACAGATTACTTGGTTTTCGTTAATCAGTTTGGATGTGATTTGGTGAAGGTGATTATGACGGATGTTGGCAATCTTTACTTGGACTTTACCAACTTTTAATCTCGCCTTGTCTCTACCTTTGGAACCTTTCTTGGTTCTACTCAACTCTTTCTGTCTCAATCTTAATAGTTTCTCATACTTTTTCGTGGTCTTAATGTTGTCAAATGTTTGTCCGTCAGAGCATACGACCAATGACTTAATACCTAAATCTATTCCAATCATTCTATCGGTCTTGGGTTTAGGTTCAATGGTGCGGGATACTCCAATACAAGCATAGTATTGTCCTGCTCTGTTTCGTGTGATGGTAGCATAGTTAATCTCGCCTTCAACCTCACGATGTAGGTCAATCTTTATGCCTTCCTTAAACTTTGGGAAGTATAGTCGTCCATTTTCAATGGATACAAATTGGGGGATACGGAATGATTGCTTATTCTTCTTGGACTTAAATCGTGGGAACTTGGCGAGTTTCTTAAAGAAACGATTATAGGCAGAATCCAAGTGTTTAATGGCGTGTTGGAGTGATTGTGAATTACACTCATTCAACCATTCAGTTTCCTCTTTGGACTTAATCTGCGTCAGTTCCTTTGCCATATCCACATAGGAGAGTGTTTTCTTGGCAAGTTGCTTTTCCTTTGCGTCCAGATAGAACTTGGTTCTGCGGTCAAGGAATAGGTTATAGACAAACCGAATACATCCAAAGTGTTTGGACAACAAAACTTCCTGCGTCTTGGTGGGCGTCAAACGAAGTTTGTATGTGTATTCTTGTGTCATCTTATCCTTGTGATTTAATGTATTCCAAAATGGTTTGGGTGGAAACATCTCCCGTAGAGCATACGAAGTATCCGTCTGACCAGAAAACGTGCTTCTTCCAAAAGTGTTGCTTCAACTCATTGGAATGGGACTTCCAAACATTCCAAGTGGTTTCTTGTTTGAGATACTGAACCAATGAGGTAGGAGACAGAGTAGGAGGAACATCAACTAACAGATGGATATGATCTTTGTCTGTATTAAGCATATCTACCTCAACATCATTCTTCTTACAAACATCCATACAGAACTGCTTGATGTCGTCAGCAATCGCTCCTGTGAGGATTGACTTACGATATTTAACTACAAAAACTACGTGAAGTTTGAGTAGATATTTACATCGGTTCTTCGTATGGTATTTCTTCATTACAGGTATAACTATATTCCAGAATACAAAATAGCATAAGTTTCTTCACTTTACAACTTATTATATTTCGCCATTCATCCCACCCGCTGGAAGCAGGTGGGTTTTCTGGCGAGAGTGAGATAAAAAGACCGGATGATTTTTACATCCGGTCTTTGAGAATTTAACTTAGCTCGTGTTAGTTTATGATAAACTTCGCGAGCGCGTTCACATTAGTAACGGCGATATCCGTTCTGAGGGTGCATCGGAAGCCCACCTGACCTTGATCTGCATATCGCTCATTTAGGCGAAGCATATTATAGGGTAGGCGATCCCCGATGGTAACAAATTGTCCGTCAACGAATCCACCCATTGTTCCAGTAGTCCATGATGTTGGAAGCTGGGAACTGACCAGCACTTGCTTACCGGCAAATGTGTCTGGCTGGCCTGCAATGGTCGATGGAACCCACAGGTATTGGCCGATGTTGTCCTTAGCCGTCCTAGCTTTTTGCGCCATCGCATCGCCAAGTACATACACGCCATTGGCACGGTATTCCGGGCCGACTGCGTACTGTAAGGCAAACAATGCATCAGTGATCTGTGACCCGCTGATAGAGCCTGTGGCCGTAGAGCTTCCAATGTTAGACACTGCCCAGATGCCCGTTGGCTGTCCAGTACCGGTACCAATTTGGAATGCGGCCTCTTCTGCGTTAGCAAAAGATTGCGCGAATCCGAAAGACAATGCGCTCTCAAGGTCCGTCTGTGCGTCTGACAGAAGTTCATCCGACACCAATTGCATTGCGCCTAACTTGTAGGCATGCAGCGTGGTTTTGCTGAATGGAACATCCGAACCAGAGTAACTTGCACTGGGTGCCTCTGCTGTCCACGTAGCGGTTGGGAAACCAGTGGTAACTGGGATATCCAACGTGGAGTACGTTGGGATCACCTTGATACCGGGAATTCTGCGCGTAGCGCACAGTTTGGGCAACAGAGTTGTAATCTGATTGTATAGCAGTGTTGGCACGTTAGCACCCCCACCGACAATAGAGTATTCACTCAGTGCGCGTAGCTCGGATTCATTGCCAGTACGCACGTACTTGATAAATGCGGAACGGTGTTCCTCGTCATGATCTTTTCCACCCGAGGTAACCATGCGCTTTTCAGTCACCGCTTCAGCGGCTTTCCTAACTGCGTCAAATCGCACTTCGGCCTCCACTTGCTTTGTTAGCTCAGTGTACTTCGCTTCCAACTCGTCATATTTGCCGATATCATCGGCAGTGCGAGTCTTGAGAGACATAATGTTCTTCATGCCCTCGTATACTTCTTTTCGTTGTTCTAGGAGTGTATTACTCATATTGTGTTTTTCCTTATTTTGTTGGCACGAGGGTTTGTGCCTCGTTAAAATTGTTTGTTGTTGTTGTCATATAAATAGCAGCCATTTGTTATTTCCTTAAATTTTTTCTTGTAGATCGTGAAAACGTTGTTTTCTTGCGTAAAAGTCTTGGGTTAACTGATCCACTGGCACTGGCTTTACTTCTTCCTTTACCACCACTACTTCTGCCGGTGTGTTTTCTACTTCCACATCCGTGTCTTCGTCCACTTTGACCTTAACTTTCTTCCTTGTTCGCACTT